AAATCAATGGAGTTACCTCTATAGCAATTTGTGCAAGGTCTCAGATGTAGGATTTGCAGCTGATTATAAGGCTTGGGATTCTACTATATCATCAGACCTTATATTTGCCGCTATAGAAGTTGTTAATAGATGGTATGATGATGAACATGCTCATTTTAGAAGAAAATTGGGAATTGAACTTTGTGGTTCCTATATTGCAGTTGGTAAGGATATTTACCGCAAATTTCGTGGTATTCCCTCTGGAGTTACTGGAACATCAGAATTTAACTCTTTGGTGAATATGATAGTGACAAGGTATGTGTGGGTGAAATTGGCTTCTATCCATGCTCCAAATTTAAGAGGAGTTAGTAATGTCAATGTTTTTGTTCGTTCTTATTTTTATGGAGATGACAATATCCATTCTGTGAAGAAAGAAGTTGAATGGTTTAATGCTAGAAATTTTGCTAAAACGGTTGAACTTATTGGATTAAAAATGACAAGAGCTGATAAAGTTGAGGGGGATTTGGATGAGAATTTGGTCCCTATTGATGAATTAACTTTTCTTAAAAGAGGTTTTCGTATGATAGAAGGACTTGGAGTTATGGCACCATTGGAAATTGGTGTTATTGAATCCATGGTTATGTTCCAACATCAAAATGGTAATGATGTAGAAGCTGAGTTGTTTCAAATTATCGAAGCAGCATTTCGTGAAGCCATGAGGCATGGTGAAATTTTCTTTAATGATTTTAAAGGAACCATGCTTAAATTTAAAACTCCAAGTAACTTTAATTTGCCAACACAAAGTTATAAAGAACTTTTCGATGATTGGGTTATCAATCTTTCGAAAGGTAGTTTGCCTTTAGATACATTTTGCGAACTAACTTTTGATGAAGCTAAAAAGTATCATATTGTGGTCAATGACAATAAAATCAATTGTGGGCTAAGCACTACCGTTTTTGATAAAGTTGTTAACCATATTGCGGGGAACTGGTTTTTACCAGTAACAACTGTTGACGCCCCGAGGAGAAATATTGGTGACAGTAGTAGTGCAGAAGGTCTGGTCCAGTGTGGGATCGCTCGGTCGGACTTAAAAATAATTGGTCCTGCAAATTCTAAATCTCAAACAACAAAAATTGAGACTGCTGAGGTTGTTTCTGACTCAGTAGTTATCGGAAAATGGCAGAAACAGGTCGACGCTGAATTGATTTGGTATCCTAGATTGGAAAGAAGCTTTGCTGATGAGTTAACTAAAGGTCAATATCAACAAACAGTTTTGTGGACAAATTCAACACCTATAAATCAACCAATGACAGACACAATTACTTTGCCACCCCGGACAACAACTAACCCACAGAATGTAGCTTTAACGTGTTATAATTTTATCAGAACACAATGTATAGTTGACATTCAATGTAATGGTACCCCTTTCCATCAAGGAAAAATGTGTGCTTATTTTACACCACAAATGGATTATTTTTCTGAAAATAATGATGCCGTCACTTCAACAATTGTGACAGCTCGAGGCCATGTTATGATAGATGCTTCAAAAGCTGGAACATATCGATTAGAAGTTCCTTTTGAAAACACATTTGAAGCTTTTAGAACAACAGCAACATCTTCTGGCCTTGATAGCACTCTCAGAAGGTTAGGCAATATTCGTTTTGTGTGTTTGTCTAGTCTAAATTTTGCTTCTGGCACCACGGCTTCCTTACCAATAACAGTTTATGTTTCTTACAAAAACCCAATGGTTAGAGGTCCATGCCCAACACATACAGTTGGTTGGGCTCAAGGTGGTGGTGTGGAAGATATATTAAGTCCTGCAGTATCGTGTCTTTCAGATGGGGCTGTTTCTATAGGTAATGGGACAGCTAGTATACATTATGGAAACCTTGATAATCCTGTTAGATTGGATAATTCTCAAGTTAAATTGTGCGGTGATTTCCCACATGGTCGTGGTGTGTCTTCAAGTACCGTTATTGATATTGCACCATTCATCTACACTCCTTCTGATAAAAAGAAGGGTTGTGATCCAGATGCTGATGAAATGGACATTAAAAGAATTATACAAATTCCAACGTGGTATAATTCAGTAGCCTGGACAACATCTACAGCTCAAGGCACAAATCTGTATAATTTTGCTTTAACACCAGCACAATTTGAAAATAAAAGTGCTCCTGCTCTTAGTGGTGGCGTTCAAGTCGCATCAACACCATTAGGATACATTTCTAGAATCTTCTCGATGTGGAGAGGATCATTTAATCTTGGAATCGAAATTGTTTCTACGGCTTTTCACAGGGGTCGTCTATTAGTTGCATATATAAACGACCCAGCAGGCACGGGTGCAACCTTATCGCAAGCAATAAATTATCCACATTACATATTGGATATACAAGAAAAAAAGTCTTTCACAATGAACTTTCCGTGGTTTAGTGAGACTCCATATAAATATATTACTATGAACGGTAATCAAGACACTACTAACATATTTTCATTGGGTTTTGTTAACATCTATGTTTTGAATACTTTGTGTGCTCCTAGTAATGTTCCACCAACTATTGATGTGGCTTTTTACATTTCTGCAGGGTCTGATTTTGAATTTAAATTTCCAAGTAGGACTGTTGATTCTGTTCGATTTCTTGGAAAAGCTCAATCTGGAGATTTAAATGAGGGAACTGTCGATAAGGTTGGTGAAGTTAGAGTTGATCGGAGTTCTGGTATTGGTGATATTGCCACTGTTAGCGATTCTTATGTATCACCTAGACATTTGCCAACTTATCATATGGACATGCGTGATCTAATAAGAAGAAGATCTTATCTAGCAGAAATTGAATTGCCAGTTACAGCAGATTTGACAAGATTTTTAATGGTTAATAATACACCCTTACCAAGGTGGTGGCTTGATGGACCAACAACTTTTGACTATCCCTCTCCTAGAGTGAGTAGTGCACTAGAAATTTTTACCAGTATGTATAGGTTTTGGCGAGGTTCATTAAGATATACTATAGTAACCAATGCCAACAAGAATGTGAAAGCGCTTTGCTTTCCAGTCTTCACAGCTGAACAAGGTTCAGTTGATTCAACCGATTGGCAAACTGATACTCAAAAAGTTCCCTCATCTGCTTGGGCTGCTTCAATGGCAACATCAATGTCTAGTGTTTGTAATTTGGCAAGTGATCCTATCATTGATGTAACAGTCCCTTATTTCGGTTTGACTTCGCGTCTTTTAACGCAAAATCAAGGACCAGATTTACCACCAGCTGATCCACTTCCAACACAACCAGAAACAATGATGATGTGCAATGGTACAACTGAATTTTGGTTTGTCACAGATACAGCACTCAAATTGTATCTTTACGTCTCCGCAGGAGATGATTTTGAGCTATCAGGTTTTATGGGGCCTCCAAGACATTTTGACAATAGAGCTACTACAGGCTTTACTGGAAAAATAGCTATTGGCAGCGCTATCAATTTTTAGTGCTTTTTTCTTACTGATCAAATATCCCATATATTAGATCAAAATTTCGTTACGTTTCTTCTAAAATCAGAATCGGTATGAGTGCACTTTAACGTGTACAAGACACAAAAGTCAGTAGGTTTTTCTAGGTGATTTGAGTTAATAAAACATAGGGTATAGTAGATATACTACGTTTTCTGTGCTAGGCTCTGCTCTTGTTATCTTTTCCTATTAGCATTCTTTTGTGTATGTTTAAAAAAAAAAAAAAAAAAAAAAAATTGTGATCATGTACCTTGTTGTACTCTGCGTTGATACCAC